GATCGACGAGGCTCCCCCACCACCAGTGAATGCTCCAGCGGCAAGAGCTGCTGGGTACATTTCCCTCAGGAAGTCCTCTGCCTGCTCGCCCCCAGCCCCCTTGAAAGCAGCCTCAGTGGCTGCCATTTGGGCCTCCATGGTGGATGCGTTGACAACCGCCTCCGGCAAGTTGCTAAACGCGGCAGTCACAGCCTGGGTTTCATCCATGTTGTGCTTCATCAGGAAACCAGCAAGCTCCCGCGCTGCTCCTGCGGCCTTGTTTGGGTCTTGCATCTGCAAGATCGCGCTCTTTGCCTGATTAGCAAAAGCGCCAAGCTCAACAGCGCCGACTGATTCCGCCGCAGCCCTTCTTGCCAGATCCTTGCTCTTGATGTCGAGAAGCTCACCAAACTCCTCGGGAGCCTTGGTGGCCTCAGCGGCCTTGACTCTTGCCCCATCAAGAGTTTGCTGGTTCGTAGAAGTAGCGCGCGCAAAGCGGTCGTAGTTCGGGGACTCACGCTGCGACGAGCGAGTGACCCGACCCATGCGTGGCTGGGACACCTCGGACTGCGCCTTACGCGCATCAGCCAGGAGCTTGTCGTACTCCAGAATCTGCTTGTCCAGAGCGGAGATGCTCTTCTGATACGTCTCCCGTTCAGCCTCGAAGCGGGTCTGGTCCGACGCGATCAGGCCCTGGGCCCGCTTGACGGCCTGCTCAAGAGCTTGCCGCCTACCCATCAGGTAGGTGTCGGCGTACCCCATGCCTCTTGACGTAGCCATGTCAGCCTCCCATCCGAACGAAGAAGCCGGTTGGCATCATCTGTAGTGATTCAGAGAAATCCATGAACTCGTCATCAGACCCGTCGAAGACAAACTTCTGCATCTGTTCATCGAAGATTGATTCAACATCAATCCCGATGTCCCTGAGGAGGTTTTTCCGATCATTGAACCGCGACTGCTTCTTCGCGTTGTTGATGTATTCCTTGTACTCAGATTCCGGCATGCTCAGGATCCCATCAGGGTCATTGCCCGACAGCAGGCTCAACTGGGCATCAGCGCCAAACAGGAACCCAACGTCACCAGCCCTGTCCATGTCGCGCTGCTCACGGAAGTCGAGCGGCACGTCAGCCATTACGCCCACGTCATCCAACGTCTGGACGGCTGCTCCAGAGCCAATCGATTCCCCCCGGCCCATGAGCGTAGGAGTCATGGCGTCACCCGGCACAGGCACACTGGGGGCCGCAACCGGAACAGCTCGGCTCATCAAGAAGTCGTCTACAGTTTCGGCGGTAACGGGGGGCTGTACTGCTCGCGCATCAAGTGCAGCGCGGGTGGCAGCCATGCCGGCATCAAGCTCCTGCCCTGAGGGGGCAATCCCACCACCAAGCTGAAGGGCGGCCACGTCTTCGTCAGTAAACGAACCCAAAGCCTCCCTTGGCCGACCTGCAGCATAGCTCTCAAGAAGCTCCTCATCGGAACCCAGGGCGGCAGCGCCACCAGCGGCAGCGCCAAGAGCCCTCCTCTCCTGCTCAGCCCCAAGCTGCTTCAACGCCCTTGTCTGACCAATCATGGAGGCCGCGTCGAGGCTGCCTTCCAGCATGTCTCGACGGAACGCGCGGTCCCTCTGCTCCTCCTGAGCCAACAAGCCTTCGTTGATCCGTTGCGCCTGCTGACGGCGTTGCTCGCCCAGGTCCATGACGGCGAGCGTGGCTTCCTGGCCAGCCTCAGCGATGTCACCACGCGCTGCGCGCTGAGCAGCCTGACCACGGCGAGCCGCCGCGCCAGAGAGTGCGGTGCCCTGCTCAAGGGCGCGACGCCTGACCTCCTGCTCCTGAGCTGCGCCTCGCACTGGATTCATGAACCGCTGACGGATGGATGTAGCCTCATCCCCAAGCACACCCATCTCGAGCTTTCGCATGCGGGCGCGCAGGCGCTTCTCATCGTCGCCGGGGCGAGCCATGAGGCCGCCAGCAAGGCCGCCGACCCCCAAGCCGACAAGACCGCCTACAGGGCCACCAAGCATAAAGCCTGCGCTGCCACCAGTGACGGCACCCTGGGCCGCCCCCTGCAGCATCCTCTTCTTGTACGGATCCATAGCCATCAGACCATCCATGCTTCTGCGACGACGTTCCACCGCCACATTCTGAACTTGGGGTTTGTGCTCTGCGTCGCCAGGCCCAGGGTGTAGACGCCAGGGCTGAGGTTCTCTTGAAGGATGAACCCGCTGTAGTGGTCCCGTCGAGCTTGCGCGCTGAGGCTTTCATCCAGAGGGCCATTATTCGCCGGGGCCTCAATCTGGACTTGGTGCTCAGTGTAGAGGGGGAGGTTTGACAAGTTCAAATCTCCCACGTCCTGCAAGTCTGTCGAGGTCAGCAACGCGCGGAGCTTGGTTACCGGATCGCCAAACTGAGCGATTCCACCCTGAACGTCGGCGGCGTCGTAGGTGCCAGTTGTCCCGGCGCAGTCGAACTGCAGCAGGATGGCCCTAGCGCTACGGGGCACGATGAACTGCTGCACGGTCCCAGGCACCCACTGCCACGCGGTGACTCCCGCGATCTGGTTTGACGTTGCCCGCTGGGCGTAGCTGTACCGGCCCGTGAACGTAGGGCGCTCCGCTTCACTCACCGAGCCTGACACAGCCTGCAACGTGGCTGTTGTCGCGTTGTACTCAGGCGTCACAACATGCTGCTGCTCACACCACGTTGAGGCGAGCAGGTCGCCAAGAACCACACCCCCGTTGGCGTAGGACTGCATGCCGTCAATGTTGCCCTGCAGGTCAGCGGCAGCGATGACGGTGCCAGACACGAACGTGGCCGTTGGGGCGTAGCTCACTGCGGCACCTGCACCAGCATCGAAAGCTCGATGTTGCCCACGGTTATTGACTCGTTGTTGAACGAGTAGTCATCCCAGGTCGCACCACCGCCAGACCACAACACGGTGTCACGGACGTAGAAGATACCCTGACCAGTGCCGGCCGGGTCCACCCCAATACTGCACACCCCTCGGGCCCGCAGCCGGATCCCGTAGATGCGGGCATCGGTTCCTGTGCGCTGGTAGTGGTAGGAGCGGGACCGCCGGATCGGGTTGCTGAATCGCCCATTCACCGGGTTGAGGACGACCCCAGCCCCACCAGACTTCTCGGTACAGTAGAGGTGCGGAACCAGCATCGTTGCTGCCGTCTGCGCTGTCCGAATGTGGGGAACAGGACTCCCGGCGTCATCCGTGATGTTGGCCAAGTAGGTGCCAAAGTCATCCTGCCCTGGGACCGGAACGTAGTTCGCGCGAGCACTGGAGGTCACGTCCCACTCCAACCAAAACACCCACCCTGCCCCAGAGAATAGCTGCTGCCTCTGTATGCGCTCAGCGTTGACGGCATCGCTGCCACCACCGTACTGCGCCAAGCCACGGACAATGTTTTGCGCCTGGAATGACGTGTAAATGCGGGCGACGTTTCCGATGTCGTACTCAGCCCCAGCGAGCAGGTCCCACTCAGCCACAGTTGTGGTGGTCGAGTCGTTCACCGTGGTGGAGGACGGGGGGTTGTACTTTCCAACAAAGCGAGTGACCCTGCCCTGGTCATCGACCGGGCTTGTTTTCACTTGAGCGATATCCACCCCTTGGGAGCGGACATTGTCTGCGTTGATGGCTGCAGTGGCAGACGCAACGCCCGCGAACAGGCCGTTCATAGAGGCGGCAGAAGCCGGCTCGCCTGGAGCGGGGCGGTAGGGGGGAATCTGAGACATCAGACCCTCCGGTTCTGGATGAGTAGAGCCGTCCCGCCAACACAGAGCTGCGGAATATCCTTCTGGCCACTGAGCCCCGCTGAGTCTAATCCTGTCAGCGACCACTCGACCGTTACCTGAACAGCCCCCTCTGGTGCCACGGTGGTTCCCACAAGGTGCATGTTCGACCAGTGTGAAGCAACTGCTCCTGTTGAGGCAACCGCCCTACCGTTGACCCTCATGGTCAGGGTGTACCGTGCGGGCAGCGCCCCGTTGTTGGTCCCGTCAGGGTACGTCTCACGCCACGTCCAACAGGAGAACTCTGCCTGGATGACTCCACCCTTACAAGCGATGCTATCGCTACAGAGGATGACACTTCCCCCGGTGTAGTTCCTGAACATCACGCCTGGAGGGTAGACGTAGGCCGGCAAGAAGCTGAATGCCGCTGGGCGCGTGGCTGGATCGGTGAACCTGTACGGAGCCTCGTTCTCCTGATTAGACTGCGTAGGAAGCATCTGATGCAGCGCCCCAGCCGCGATCATGTTTTCGTCCACAGCATCGTGTGGAAGCTGGTCGCGGTCGAGGGCCTGCAGGCTGCCCACCTGCTCAACCAAGGATGCGCGGACCTGCTCGGCGTCGAGCAGCTCCTTGTCCTTCACATCACCCTGCTTGTAGCGGTAGCTCACGTCGGCCTCCGCGTCGTGGCAGCTCGGCCCTCAATGACCTCTGTGGACGAGGCTACCACGCCCAGGGTGTACCCCGTCATGACGATGTCGTTGGTCGTGCTCAACCGGAACTGGACGTAGCCAGCGCCATCCAGCACCACGCTGTATCGAACGTCGATGGGCACCGGCTGGGCCCAGGTGGACGAGTCCCACACCCCAGCCTCTGTGCTCAGCCCTGACGTGAAGGTCGGGAGCAGGGCGCGGTCGGCTGGCTGGCTGGCCAAGGATGGGCCCACGTTGACAACGAGGCCACGGTCAGCCTCAGCCTGCACCGCCGACAAGTTGGAGCCTGTGGTCATCTGGTGGACGTAGACGTAGCGCAAGTGCTTCTTGTCTACACTGTCACCCATGGGCTCGAGGCGAGACAGGTACACCGATGGGGGCGGGGCAGCCGGCACAAACGACTCCCCAGCCTTGAGGTAGCCCATCGACCGGGAGCCACTCATCACGAACAGGCCAGACTCAAGGTTCGGGTTGTTGTTCGCGCCAGCCTGGTGACCAAACACCACGTCCCCCTCGGGGGTCGAGGTCACGCAAGAGACGGGCCATCCCGTGCGGGTCGTCCACTCCTTGCGGTCGTAGTGGTAGATGAGCCCGATACTCAGGTCGTGCGACCCATCGAGCGGCACCCAGAGCTGGTACTCCTTCCAGCGCCGGCACAAGACAGCCACGCTCTTGGCCACCAGCGCGCGGTTGATGCGCCTGATGTAGCCCTGAATCGGCTCGCTGATAATCCTGACCTTGGCCTCACTGCCGCCATCAAGGCCACCAGTCAGCGCGTAGACTCCGTCGTCTGACAAGAACACGATACCGTGCCCAGGCACAGCCTGCGCCGTAGCAGGCGCGCTGCCTCCCGCGTCGAGCAGGAGGGCCTCGATGGTGAAGTCAGGGTAGCTGCCCCGAATCACATCAATCTGGCGCTCGCGGAACACGATGACGCTGTTGTAGAACCCGGCGAGCCCTTGCACGTCCCCGCCGTTCCCTCCCACGTAGAAGTAGTCAAGCTCGTTGAACTGCGCTGGCGTCCCCGGCATCGAGTAGAAGATGGCTGTGGGGTTGCTGGGCCCTCCGTCGAAGAACATGCAGTTCGCTGCCTGGGCCACAAAGCGGGCGTCAGGACAGGGCATCGGGGTCAGCGCAGAGGGGGCCTCGGCACCCAGCGCCGTCCCTGGAACACTGTCGCAGTACATGCGCTCGACGTTGTTCGGGATCTCAACCACGAACTGGAACGTCGTGGTGTTGTACTGAGTCCGGTACAGCCTGCGGGCAACCGTCCCAGGCGGGCCTTGGTCGATGTCCAGGGTGACCACCTTCCGGTAGTGAGTCCCAGACGTGTTCGTCCACGTCGCCGCTGTTGACGGGGCGGACAACGCACTTTCTGAGCCCGTCTGGTCCACGAAGGACATGCGCCAGCGAAACGTGTGCTCAGTATCGTTGCTTGTGACACCAAGGCCACGGTCTTGGTTCTCGTTCCCTGTCGCAATGGTGGAGCGAGCCGAAAGCCCTGCTTGGTACAGGTCGTCTCCCACGTCTACACCCCAGGGTCGTGGGGCTGGTGGGACCAACTCGTAGCCATGGTTGACGTAGGCCTGCGTCAAGACAGCAGGATTGATGCTGGTGGCCTGAAGGTCAATAGGCCAGCCGTTGAACCTGCGGACCCGGTGCCCGTTCGCGATGACCAGCCCGTTTGCAACAGGCGAGTAGCTCGTCGGGGCGCTGTCGATCGCCATGCGCGGTCGGCCTGACTCAAGTGTGAGCAGGCCATCCCTGACGTAGTTCACGAAGTACAGCACACCGCCTGTCTCGAAGAGCAGCCACCGTAGAGCGGCGCTGCGCTCGGACCAGCAAAACAGGCTGTCGATGCGACCGAACGGCACAAACGGAGCGAACGTCGAAGTGGACGTGAGCAGCTTCTCGTAGCCCAGACGGTTGTTCCAGCCGCCCGTCTCCCAGTCCGAGCGCCAGTTGTCCATCAGGGCAGCGGTCCCCTCGGGGGCCGGAATGCGCTGGTCGATGCCGCCGATGCGGGGGACTGGCAGCTTGGTCAGGTTCACGACAGGTGCCTCAGGGTGCGCCAGGGGCGAGCCATGGTGGTGCTCTGCGCGAAGTCGCCCTTCACCAGCATCTGGCTCCGGGTGGTCTTGTACCGCTTCTGCATCCGGGCCAGCACCGCGTCACCGCGCTCTCGGTAGAGCTCTGCTAGCGGCCCGTTGCCATGCTTGATGAAGAGCTGCTCACAGCAGCGGAACACCAGAAGTTGATGATATTCGGGGGGAAATCCCGGGACATCACTATCATCGAGCAGGCGCGGCGGGCGAGCCAGGTAGCGCACCGTGATGGTGAGTACTTCGTCCTGCCGGGGGTACATGCGGATACGCTTGTAGATGCCGTCGTGCTCAGGGAGCCTGCGGCCAGGAATCTGGTACGACGCTGGAATCCCCAAGCCTGAGCCTGAGCCGTTGGAGACAGTCACACTCTCAAGCGACGCTGGGTCGTCCACCTTGTAGAAGGCGTCCGACTGAGGTGTACGCATGTACACCTGCTTTCGGAGCCCGGTGCTGTTGTCCACACCGTTGTTCTGCATGCCTGAAACGCCCATGCCGTCCGTCGCGCCGAACGTCGTCACGGTGCTGTTTGGGCTGGGGGCGCTCTGCCTGTTCCCCAGGTTGTGGACGTACACCACGTCGAAGTCGCCAGCCACAGGGACAGCGTTCGCGACGACCCCCAGGTTGACACAGGTTGGCTGGATAACAGGGGGTGGGACAACCACGTCCTCTGCCAGGATGAAGTTCGTGGGCCTCGCGACGAGGTCCATGTTCAGCATCCACGCTTCGTCTTCCCAGCGGGTCAGGTTGTAGAACGGCTGCCGCTCCTGGCTCGGGTAGCGCAGGGTCACCGACATCACATCCACGCAGTCGATGGGCATATCGACGTACCGCTGCTTGATGGTCGCGGAAACCCCCGTGCCTGCGAATGAAAGGCCTGACAGATCCTGCCCATCCTTCGCCTCAAGGATGAGGTTGTTGGCATCAATGAAGATGCGGACCTGCACCTCTACCGGAAGGGCAGGGAACGCGCCGCCACCGGTTCCGGCGGTGATCTCAATGATGGCACCAGCCATCCACCCACGAAACAAAGCGCGACCCAGCGGGTCTTGCATCTGCACGTTTCCGCTTGGCCCAAGCACGAAGCTCATCCCCGTCACGGACACATCGGGCTGGATCTCGATGTGGTCCTCGCGCTGAGCGAACAACCACACGTCGTTGGAGAAGAGGCCCCGGTACGCCTCATTGATAAACCGGCGCAGCTCGGCGCGGTACGTCGGTACGTCGGGCGAGTAGTCCAGAATGGACCCAGCCATCGACAGCATCTGCGAGAGGTTCACCATGACTCCTACGGAGAGGCCCCGACCCCCACAGGAGAGGTGGGGCCGGGGCCAGAGAGGGCCTGAGGACGAGGGACAGGCCCCCCCTGTATGACTCAGAACTGCTTGTAGACCAGCGCCTTGACGAGGCCAGCACCAGTGCGAGCCTCCAGCGTGATGCCGAACGCAGGCGAGATGTCTGCGGCCACACGGCCATCGACAGTGCCCGGCGAGGTCTGGCAAGCGGTCAGCATGTTTGCTGCCGCCACAGTGCCGTGGGTCGAGACATCGACATAGCCAGAGATGACCACGTTGACGTTCTGGTTAGCCGCAGCCGCCGTGACGGCAACGCCGATGCAGAGCCCGTTTCCGGTTCCGACCACGGTGCCCTTCTTGACGTAGAGCACCTTATCGGCGCCAGGCTTCGACACATCGCACATGACAACGTCGCCAATAGCGATGGTGTCGTTTGCGAGGAACGTCTCAACCTGACGGCGGTTGGATGCCGTATCGAGGCCGCCAGTTGCGGCGGGCTCGAGGTACTGCAGCATGTCGTTGGTGGCCATTCTATGCCTCCGAGTTGGCGAGGACGCCGCTGGAGAGGAGGTGGTCGAAGCAGAGCTGGGTACGCAGCATCACGTCGGCGCTGCGGCTGGTGTAGCCGGAGAGCTTCTCGAAGTCGCCGAGCGTGAAGTTCGCGCGGGAATCGAAGATGACCTTGATGTGCTTCGTGTTGAGGATGTACGCAGAGATGATCTGCGCAGCCGCGCCACCCGGGTTCGCCGGGAGGTTCGGATCGACGTACATCATCGCGCCGTGGAAGGCGAGAGCGAGCTTGCCGGAGTCCAGCGTAGTCTCGCTGATGTACCGCTCCTTCGCGAAGAGGTCGAGCTTGTACAGCTTGTAGCAGGCCTCGGACGCCAGGATGAGATCCGGCGTGGTGTCAGGCGTGCGCTGCTGAGCGCCGAGGAACAGGTCCGTCAGGAAGCCGGTAGCGCCCGCTCCGAACGCACCACCACCGTTGACGTACTGGTTCTGCAGGTCGGTGAAGGTGGTCTTGGACAGACCGCCGACGACGTTGTTCTGCGCGGCTGCCACCTCAGGCTCAAGGAAGCCAGTGCCAGCGGCAGTGCCACCGTTGAGGGTGAGCATCTCGGTCATGATGGTCGAGGTGCCGGCAACAGCCTGCTTCTCCCACTCACGCTTGAACATGCCCATGACGCTCTTGAGGCGAGCCTCGGCGATGTCCACGATGGCGCGGGGGCCGCTGTTGGACAGCTCCTCCTTGCGCGTGATGACGACTGGCGCGACGTAGTCGGCGAAGTCGAAGGAGGCGTTCCGCAGAACGTCCTTGACGGCGAGGTTGGTCGCCTCGTAGCCGCTGGAGAGCTGAGTGATCGAGCTGTGCTCGGAGAGAATCAGCGGCTGGTCAACCTTCTGGCCACCGTCCACGATGCGGACGCCGCCGGAGCGGTTCATGTGGTCGAGAAGGGGGGTGGTCTTGAAGAGCTGATCGACCTCATCCTTGATGAGTTCGCGCAGCGTGGACGACAGGATGTCGTTGCTGAGGACTGCCATGGGGCACCGTGGGTACAGGGTGGAACGATTCTGTGTTCGACCGTGTCCCGCTACGGTGGGGTGTCCTGCAACAGGGCCCGGGCGGGGGGTAGCACGGGAACGCTACCACGCCGCCAGGAACCCTGCAACTTCAGCTACTTACGGTGAGCCTGGAGCCACTGAGCCACAGCCCAGCCACCCTGAGCCCGCACAGCAGCAGGCACGCGGTTCGACCCGGTGGCGCGTGAAGCTCCCCCGATCTTGAGCCCAGCCTTCTTCGCCTCGCCCCGCACACGGAGCAACTCAGCACGAAGCTGCTCACGCTCATGCAGGGCGCGGCTACCCTGGACGATCGCGTAGGCGCGCTCCAGCGTCAGATTCTCATCCGACTTCAGGAGCTTCACGACATCAGCCTTCACCTCAGGCTGGTTGATGTCTGGGTTGTCGGCCTTGAACCGCTCAAGCTGTGCTCGACGGTTCGACAGCTCGACCTCCTGACGCACGGGCTCGAGAGCCTGGCGCAGGGAAGCCGCCACCTGCTTGTCGATGTGGGCCTGCACACTGTCTGGGTCGAAGGGGTCGAAGCCCACCTCTGCCTCAGACCGCGTCTTCAGGTCCTCCATGAACTTGCCGCTGGTCAGCGCCTCGCGCTCAGCCTGCAGACGCTTCCGCTCTTCTGCCACCTGCTGGGTACGCTTCGTGGTGAGCGCACGCAGGTTCGCGACGAGCTTCTTCGCATCATCAGGCAGGGCTTCAAACTGCTCCTTCGACACGGAGAACGGGTTCTCCAGAGCCTCAGCGGTCAGCTTGCCAACCGGGTCCTCCTCCACCTCGGGCTTGTCACCCTCGGCAGCGAGCGCGGCGCGGAGCTTCGCGATGGCCTCTTCCTTGCGGGAGGCCTTCTCGTTCAGCGGGACTGTGACATCCCCACTCTCCTCGGTGATCTGCTCTGCCTCCTGGGGGGCAGCCTCCTCGGAAGGGGCAGCCTCCTCAGCAGCAGGGGCGGTGTTGTCCGCCTCCATCAGCAGACCTCGACAGAGAGGTTGCCGTCCTTGGTCCAGCGCGTCTTGGCGGCGGGCACGCCCATCGACAGGCCCTCCTCCGCTGCGCCGGCCTTGAACCACGTTCGGAAGGTCAGGTCCTTGACCTCCACATTCTTGGAGTGCTTGTCGGCAGCGTCACTGGCGGTGGCCAGAGCCACAGTCATGTCGCTTCCAGCAGGCATGGCAATAGCCACCCGCAGGGTGCCGGGCTTCATCTTGGGCATGTCGTCGTCCTCTGCCTGCTACATGCGCTGCATGAGCAGGTCGTCCTCTTCGACTTCCATCTCAGCGCCCCCCATGGGCCCCTCGACTTCCATCACCTCTTCTTCCGCAGCCATCGGAGCTTCTCCCTCCATCGGCTGCTTCAGGAACATTGCGAAGTCCCGGCTGTCAGCCAGGGTCCGCAGCTTGCCAGCGAGGAGCTGCAGGTCGCGGTCGTCCTGCACTCCCTCAACGTCAGCCATCGCCAACGTGTCCGCCAACTCCGCGTCAGCAGCAGCCGTGGCCACCATCATGAGCTGGTTGACGAACTCAGGCGGCAGCACCTCTTCGTCAGCGGAGAACGTCGGGTACTCCTCAGCCATCGGGCCGAAGGCAGGCAGCACGGCGTTCAGCGCATCGACCACCTTGTTCAAGGCCGTCATGCTGAAGTCGCCCTGCGGAGCCATCTCCGTCAGAGTCTCGTCGCGAGCAGCGTCAACCTCATCTGCGCGAGACATGGCCTCGTCACGAAGGGCATCCAAGCTGTCCATACTCATGTCAGTCTCCACGAATGGCGGTGTCGAGCATACCACGCTGCTGCAGCTTGGACACACTGAAGGTCGAGGCAGCAGCATCACTGGCGTCCATGCCAGAGGCGAGCTTCGACTGGTACTCCTGGCTGTCGGCTTCAAGCTGCTTCTGCTCGGTGCCGAACGTGTCCACGCTGTCCTCGATGAAGTTCTTGTCGAACTCCGTCGCACGCACCAAGCCCTTCTCCCGCGCGATCTTGTCGGCCTCCTTGGTGGAATCCACCCACTGGCCGAGCCCGCGATCGAAGTAGCCGGTGTCCACACCACCCCACGACCCACGGGTCCGCGCTGGCATCGTCACCTTGGGGTACAGGTCTGCGCCACAATCACAGTCCAGGGCAGCCGGCTTCTCCTCCACCGAGCACAGGACCTCCTCTCGAGCCCCACATGCTTTGCAGAAGTAAGGGTAGAGCGGCATCAGACACTCCCCATCATGGCTGCGATGTCATCCGGCGACGCCGTGGCGACAGCAGACTGGATGTCAGGCGGCGCTGCACCTGCGTCCATCGGACCAGCAGCACCAGGCGGCGGCTCTGGTGGTGGGGCCAGAGGGATGTCCTCAAAGCCCAGCATGGTCGCGGCCTGCTGGAGCAGGAACTTGGGGTCCGCACCCAGCGCCTGCAGGGTCGGCACGTTCATCAGGAACTGCTGCTTCCGCATCGCCTCAGACACCGGGGTCTGGCCCTCGTCCTCTGCGTAGACCTTGAAGTCTCCGAGCAAGTCGGCTGCAGACGGGCGGGTAGGCGAGCCCTTGATGTCGATGGGGATGGTCTTGTCGTCCACGAACGTGGCGAGCGTGGCGAGGTACACCCGCACGAGCTCCTCGATGGTGGCGTCACGCTTCCGCGCGAGGTGACCAAGCTGAGACGACGAGTAGCTGACCAGCGCCGCAACTTCAGCAGCAGATGCTCGACCACCCAGACCCTGACCACGGCTGAACGGGTCTTGGTTGGTGGACGTGTACTGGTCGTCCATCACCTCGTTGACGTACCGGCTCGTCTCGGCCGGCAGCGGGGTGTGGGGCACGGGCATGATCTGCTCAGCCAGACTCTCACCAGGGTCGAGGTCCACTTCGATGAACAAACCATCAACACCAGACCGCATGTACCCCTGGTTCTCCTCATCGAGCGCGCCCGACCGGACGAGGTACTGCCGGGCCACCTTGCGGACGGCCGACGCCTGGAAGCTCCGCACGATGTTCTTCTCGTAGAGCTGGTCGTAGATGCGCCGCAGGGCTGAGTAGCCCTCCATCGGACGGTACGGCAACGACGAGAAGTACAGCGGGACGATCGTGCTCAGCAACGTGCCATCCCACGAGCGCACCGGGATGTCGGTCACCTCAAGGAAGCGAAGCTCACCATGAACGTCAGGCGTCCAGAAGTACAGCTTGCCACCGTCGAAGTCGTAGAACTCCACCATGCGGACGTACTCATCGAACTTCGTCGCCATCGCTGACGGCATCGACTCCCGGCTCTCCTCGTCGTACCGGTCGCGCTTGAAGTACGGCTCGCGACGACGAGCCAGCCACTTGCGGCTCCCGAACTTGGCCTTCGCATCAGACAGCGGAGCCCAGTAGGCGTGCCCGACGAACCGGCTCTCGTCCCAGGTCGGCGCATCCACGTCCACGATGACCTCCCACGGAGGCAGCGCCACAGGCAACACCTTCTTGTAAGGGTCCTCCGTCTCGCGAGGAACGAGCTTGATGAAAGCGTTGGGGTGAATCAGCGCCATGCGTGTACCGTGCTCGATGGCCTCCCGGCACTCTTCC